AGGGATGGTGTTTTTCCCCAAGTTTGAACTGTGGAACGCTGGGCTTATGGCCGAGATGTTGCGTTTCCCGAACGGTGTACATGATGACCAAGTCGATGGTTTGGCTTGGATCGGTCTAATGATGTCCGAAATGTCCGTCGTAATAGATAAAAAAGAGATTGACCCGTCTTGGAGAGACAAGCTCCCCGGACTAATGGCCCCTAACCGCAGTAAATCAGCGATGAGTGCATAGCTATGGCAAAGAAGACGAAAATCGATCCCCTTAAAGAAGGCAAGATCGTAGAAAACAACTGGGCCCGTTACGTGCGGGCAAGGGATGCAGGCCACCTCGACTACATTAAGACAGCGATCAAGTGCGACCGCTACTATCGTGGAGAGCAGTGGGACCAAACGGACATCGACGCATTGGATTCCGAAGGTCGACCGCATCTTACGATCAATACAATATTGAGCACCGTCAACACCATACTGGGGGAGCAGTCCTCTAAGCGTGCTGACACGCAATTTAAGCCTCGACGTAACTCCTCAGATGAAGTGGCGGCGGTGCTCACCAAACTGTACATGCAGATTAGTGACAATAACCAGTACGATTATTTGGAAAGTCAGGTGTTCGCTGACGGTGTGATCCAGGATCGTGGGTATTTTGACATCCGCATGAACTTCGACGACCACATTGAAGGTGAAGTGCAGATCACAGCGGAAGATCCGTTGGACATTCTGCCGGACCCGGATGCCAAAGACTACGACCCAACCACATGGAACGAGGTCATCAAGACCAAATGGTTAAGCCTAGATGACATTGAGCAGCAGTACGGCCAAGAGAAAGCCGACCAGTTGCGCATGGTTGCCGAGAATGGTGAACATCTAGGTCGTGATTCAATGGATTTAGCCGAACAACGCGACGTGACCTATGGTGACGTAGGTGCAGCAGTACTAACGGGCGGTGAAGATGACGACAAGGCAAGCCTACGAGCAGTGCGCGTGGTCGAAAGGCAGCATCGCAAGCTGGTATTAACGCCTCATTTCGTTGATCCAAAGACGAAGGACATGCGCGTAGTACCCGAATCGTGGGACGACGAGCGTACTGAACTCTTTGCCAAGGAATACGGCCTAGGAATGCTGAAGAAGTTGGTGAAGAAAGTACGTTGGACCATCACAGCGGACAAGGTTGTGCTGCATGATGATTGGTCACCGTACAAAGACTTCACCATCGTACCTTACTTCCCATATTTCAGACGCGGTAAGCCATTCGGTATGGTTCGCAATCTACTTTCACCTCAAGAACAGTTGAATAAGATCTCGTCACAAGAGCTCCACATCGTCAACACCACTGCGAACAGCGGCTGGGTTGTAGAAACAGGCTCATTGAGTGGCATGACATCGGATGATCTCCAAGAACGTGGCGCTCAGACAGGCCTAGTATTGGAATATAACCGGGGTTCACAGCCACCGCAGAAGATTAACCCGAACCAGATCCCAACAGGTCTCGATCGTATTGGTCAGAAAGCGGCGAACAACATTAAAGAGATCTCAGGCGTATCCGATGCGATGCTCGGTCAGGACAGTCCAGAAGTATCGGGTGTTGCCATTCAGGCAAAACAGAACCGTGGGCAGATCCAGATCCAGGTTCCACTCGACAACCTTGCAAAAACACGACATTACGTCGCGAAGAATATCCTCTGTTTAGTGCAGTCCTTCTACACTGAGGAGCGGGTCATCCAAATCACGAGAGACGAAGACCCGATGAAACCTCGCGAAGAGATCGTGTTGAATCAAATGACGCCAGAAGGTGAAGTGGTTAACGATATGACCGTCGGTGAATACGACGTTATTATTGCGACCATGCCTGCACGCGACACGTTTGATGAGTCACAATTTGCCGAAGCATTGCAGTTACGCCAAGTGGGCATTGCCATTCCAGACGACGCCATCATCGAGTATTCACACTTACAGCGTAAAGGCGAGTTGGCCAAGCGTATTCGTATGGTTACCGGTGTTGAACAGTCACCTGAACAGCAACAAGCTGCACAGATGCAACAGCAGATCCAGATGAAGCAGGTGCAGTTGGAACTACAGAAGCTACAAGCAGAAGCAGCCCACCTACAGGCACAAGCACAATTGGCTGCAGCCAAAGCCGCTGATATACAAACCACTCCTGAGAAAGAGATGGCAGAACTTGAAGCACGCATGGCTCTTAAGCGCCAAGAACTGGATGTACGTATGCAGTTGGCTGAGTTGTCCGCAACTCAAAAAGAGCAAGCATCTGAAACCCAGTCAACCACTAAGATCGCAGCAGAAATACTACGACTTGGTGGCCAGACAGGGTCTCAAAACCCGAAGCAACCTTAACTTTAACCTAACGGAGGCCCTATGCCTAAATCCAAAATAAGTGCCAATTTAGAGCACGATGACAGTGAACAAGGTTACGATCAATTTGCAGGCAGTGACGCCCGCGAAGAAATGGACATGACCGACGTAGACCGTGGTGATAATCCAGTAGCTGAAGCCGAAGAAACTGAAGAAGAGGTCGTAGAAGCGGTCGCTGAAGAAGTGGTTGAGGAAGCCGAGGAAGAAACAGTGGCGGAAGCGACTGAGGAAGCCTTAGGCGAGCCTGTGAGCGAGGAACTCGAAGAAGAGGAACTCATAGAAGAGGTAGAGGAAGAAGTCGTTAAAGCGGACGAGAAGGCGCACATGGTGCCTAAGTCTCGCATGGACGAAGAGATTGCTCGACGCCGTCAACTTGAGGATCGCCTTGCGAAGTTGGAAGACGATGCAAAACCCCAAGAAGCACCAGAACCTGAGTTCGATTTCGACAGTAAAGAAGCTGAATACATGGATGCGGTGTTGGATGGTGAGACGGATAAAGCCAAAGCGGTTCGTAAAGAAATTCGTGATGAAGAACGAAAAGCCATGGCCAGTGAGCTGCGTAAAGACATCCACAACACAACGAATGTGACGAAGCAGCAGTTGGATTTGGATGTTGCCGTTTCCGAAATGATGACGTCGTACCCAGTGCTTGACACCAGCAGCGACAGTGCCGACCAAGCGTTGATCGCTGAAGCTAACGAGCTAATGGGAATGTACGCCAACACGGGGATGGCATCAGCTGATGCACTACGTAAAGCGGTTCGTATGACGCTGGCGTCGAATATGCCTGAGTTGTTACAGCCAAAAGCGGTTGAGACAAAGGCTGCACCTAAAAAGCGCACGACGGATGTGAGGCAGAAGTTGGAAGCTGCTAGCAAACAGCCTGCGAAGCTTGCAGGGGAAAGTGCAGCAACCCGTGGTGAAGATGTGATTAACATTGGCACCATGACTGATAACGACTTTGACAAGTTGTCTGATGCGCAGATGAAGCGGTTGCGTGGTGACTTCGGCTAATGCGCAAAGAAATCGAAGCTGCGTACTGTGTCGAATACCCAGAGCTAAAGTTTTTTGACGGGTTGGACAGTGCAATTATCGGTGTGAGCTTGCTCGCTGGGGGCGATCCTGCGGTCGCTTACTCAGCGAGCAAACTTATCGAGGCACTCGTTGAAAATGGTATGGATCACGATGGTACTAAGGAATTCCTGGAGTACAACATTGAAGGGATGTACCTAGGTGAATTTACGCCATCGGTGATCGATGATCTGTTTTAAAGAGGCTTTAATTTCCCTTAATATATAAGCTGTGCTAATATATGGACACAGGCTCGTCTTGCAGTACGACAACTGCTCAAGCCTATTAAATCGAAGGCCGTACGACACACGGTAGCATTCGCCCCGCTTAAAAAGGCCATGAGTTCGTCCCTCTCTAAAAGGTCGCTATTTCGTTCGGACACGACACGTCCAACAGCATGCAGTGGTTGTCGCCCCTGCCTGAATAATGGCGACGTTTATAAGCAGTACTTATAATTTATTTTAATCTTATACATAGGTGAACTCTCATGGCATTAACTAACTTTGCCGCTCTAACTTCAGAGCAAAAGACCGTATGGTCTCGCGATTTCTGGCATGCTGCCCGAAATGCTTCTTTCATTAACCAATTTGCTGGTACTGGCTCTAACGCTATGGTCCAGTCTGTTACTGACCTAACTAAAAGTGAAAAGGGCGCACGCGCTGTTTTAACTTTGCTAGCTGACTTGTCTGGCGACGGTGTGGTAGGCGACTACACTCTAGAAGGCAACGAAGAAGCTTTATCTAGCTCTGACATTGTTGTTCGTATCGACCAGATGCGTAACGCAAACCGTTTGGCTGGCCGTTTAGCCGACCAAAAGTCTATCGTAAACTTCCGTGAAGCGTCTCGCGACTCACTATCCTATTGGATGGCTGACCGTATGGACCAAATCGCGTTCCTAACTTTGTCCGGCTTGGCATATACCAAGAAGAACAACGGTGGTGCTCGTACTGTAGCTGCAACTGGCCAGAACTTGTCTAACCTTGAGTATGCTGCAGACGTTTCTGCTCCATCTAGCTCACGTCACTTGATCGCTAAAGCTGACGGTACTGTTGCTACTGGTGACCTAACGGCTTCTGACATCTTAGGCTACAAGTCTATTGTTAACCTTAAAGCCTATGCTAAAGACCACTATATCCGTGGTGTACGTGCTAAGGGTGGCGAAGAAACATTCCACATGTTTGTAACTCCACAAGGTATGGCTCAGTTGAAGTTAGACACTGACTTCCTAGCTAACATCCGTAACGCCGGTAACCGTGGTTCAGCTAACAGCTTGTTCTCTGGTTCATCTAGCGTAATGGTAGATGGCGTTATGGTTCACGAGTTCCGTCATGTATATGACACTTCTGGTGAAGCTTCAGGTTCTAAGTTCGGAGCTACTGGCACAGTAAACGGCCAGCGCGCTTTATTCTGTGGCGCACAAGCACTAGCGATGGCTGACATCGGTGATGCTGACTGGGTTGAAGACACTTACGACTACGGTAACCAGCATGGTATCTCTGTAGGTAAGATTTTGGGCTTCCGTAAGCCTAAGTACACCAGCATGGTAACTGGCGACACCCAAGACTTTGGTGTGATTGCATTAGATACCGCGCTGTAAATGAAATAGGGCCTCTTCCCTCGACCTAGCGTCGAGGGCTTTTTGGAGTTTGATTATGTTGATTTCTGATAAGGCAATGCACGTTAGCAGCTTAACTGGCCAGTCGGCTTGGTTTGAAGCGGGTGTAGCGCGAGAAGTCCCACCACCTCTGGTGGACGAATGTATATCTATGGGAGCATATCCCGTAGGTGAGAAAAAGCCGACGCAAAAACCTGCTGTCGAAGCGATCGAAGTGGATGAAGTCTCGAGTGAAGACCAAGCCATGGAAATTATTACTGCCATTGAGCAGTTGGTAGAGCAAGGCGACACTAAAGCCTTCTCAAAGAATGGTGATCCTAGAGTCCGCAACTTAGAAAAAATTCTAGGTTACGACATCACCTCTGAACAGCGCGATGTAGCGTGGGCTGAAATTAGCGAGGCATAACCTATGAACTATAAAGACATGGTTAGCCTGCTCCCTTATCACATCGCTGGCTGCCCTGATTTTGTGGCAGAAAAAGCAATCAAGGACGCAGTGCTTAGTTACTGTAAACGCAGTAGCGCATATCGCTTAACCTTAGACCCTATTCTGACAGTGGCTGGGTTATATGAATATGACATTGACCTACCCAAGAACACAAATATCACAGATATGTATTCCGTAATTCACGGTGAATCAGTGATTGTACCCGACACTGAACAAGGGGCGAATCGCGCAAACCCTAAGTGGCGCACAGAAAAAAGTACCCCAACGCACTACATACGCCCAAGCAACAAGCTCATGTACCTTGTTCCCGTCCCTATCAAGTCGGGCGAGAACGTAACCATGCACGCTGCACTTAAACCGAGTCTAACTGCGACAAGCATCTCAACTGATTTTGTTGAAGATAACGTAGATGGGATTATGGCAGGCGCAATGGCCAATTTGTTCAACTCAAACGAGATGCCCTGGACCAATCCGAATCGCGCCGCGAAATACGAAGCGGAGTTTGCGGCGCATATTAGTGATGCGAAGAGCAGAGCTGATGGACGTAATGGCCCAACCCGTAGAACAGTTCGATACGGGGGATTGTAGTGGTTGAGTTAGTACCCGCAACAAAGGCCAGCATAAGGGCCAATTTTGCCTATTTCGAGGGCGGTATGACGGAGATCATTCGTAAAGTGCGAGCTGATTTTGTCACTGCTGACATCTACCACCAGCTAATGCAGGGTAGGGTCCATCTGTACTGGGTTGAGGAAGGCACAGACCGTTTAGGTTTTGTAATACTCAGCCAATACGATGCAGGCTACGAAGAAGTATCTACTTTAGTAATTGACCACCTATGGCTACGCCAAGGTGTGGATGTATTCGCAGAGGCGGTTGCCGCAGGCTATGATTTGGCCAGTACATTAGGCGTCGAGCGAATTGAATTTAATTCTGCCCGTTTGGGTTGGGGCAGGCGTGTTAAGGAGCTAGGTTTTACACCAGCTTTCGTAACATACCAATGTCAGGTGAACAAAAATGGGTAGCTCAGCAACAAAAGCGAAACAAGGTGAACACGAAAAAGCGTTGGTCGAGAATGCAAACACGATTGCTAACCGCAATAAAGAACTTTATCGACCCCTTGAAGCGGGCTTTATTAAGGAAGCTGGGCGCGATGTTTCTGGTGTCCTTGGCGGTAGAGCAAATGCTGATACA